ACAAAGGTGACAGGCGATGAACTTAGAGCAGCAGGCTTTATTCCAAGCAGAGGAATCATTACCGGTGGTTTCCCCTGCCAAGATCTCTCGGTGGCTGGCAAACGTGCCGGTCTTGCCGGAAAACGCTCCGGCCTTTATTGGGAAATTATTAGACTTGTGGACGAACTTTCACCTGCCTACCTTGTCCTCGAAAACGTACCCGGTCTTTTGTCATCTAACGGAGGACGAGACATGGGAACCGTCATCGGGGCGCTTTCAACTCGGGGGTACGGTGTCAGCTGGCGTGTGCTTGACGCTCAATACTTCGGAGTCGCCCAAAGACGCCGTCGTGTGTTCATTGTCGGATGTCTTGGAGACGGAGAACGTAGCAGCCAAATACTTGCTCTCGGCGAAAGCGTGTCAGGGAATCCTAAGAAGGTCAAGCGCCAGGGGCAAAGCGCTACCAACACAACTGGAGCAAGCACTCCTCCAAGTCTCCTTACAATGCGAGAAGGATCTCCAGGGGGGGGCAAAGGACCCCTCATAAGCAGTGACATTAGCTTGACACTTGCTACTGGAAATAGCCAAGTTTTATTTGGTGAAACAGGATTTGCCAAATACACAGAAAACGAATTAAAGACTCTTAACGCTACTCAACACAAAAGGGGAACAGAGAATGTCGTGGTTCGTAAAGGTGATTAGGTCAGGCGCTCGTGACGCTAATGGAAATCTTCCAGCAGAAGTTTGGTCAGAAGGCGAAGTAATACCAACGCTAAACCAGTTTGACAACACAGGAGAAAGCCGAGCAACAGTCATTATCTTTGAGGCGACCAGAGTTGATGACGTAAGAATCTATGAAGATAAAAGCCCAACAGTTGCAACTTATTGGGGAACGGGAGGGTCAAGAGTGCCGTATGTTCACAGAAACAAACAATTAACAGTAAGAAGGCTTACACCAACCGAATGCGAACGCCTACAAGGATTCCCTGACGGATGGACTGAAGGACAAGCAGACAGTCACCGCTACAAGCAGATGGGAAACGCCGTAGCTGTACCTGTCGTAGAGTGGATTATGGGAAGGCTGGTAGAACATGACAGAGTTTGAGAAAATACTTAAAGAATTGCAGGCTATGCACGACAAAAAGCAAGCCGACTACGGAGCCGTTGGTGATCCATTTGCCAACGTAAGAGCCAGCGAAGACTTTGGCATAGACGGATGGATTGGTTGCATGACCAGAGCCAATGACAAAATGAAACGACTACAGGCTGCAGCTCGAGGACAAAACCTTAAGAACGAAAGCATTGAGGATTCGCTGCTAGACCTTGCGACCTACACCGTTATAGCCCTATGCCTCTATCGTGAAACAATGGAATGTAACCACACCTCAAACTACAAAACCAAGGGCGACGGCAACATCTACTGCGAGTGTGGAGAAAGACTGAATCTAACGGTCGATGAGTTTAATGAGCTGATGGCTGGCTTTAAAGAAATAGAAGAGGACTAATGCTAACCGTAGAACAAATAACAAAAGGCATACAAAGCGAAATGAAAAAAGTAGCTCAAGCAGTTGATGATCTTGCGACAGCCGGTGATGAGGCAGCAAACGCTGAAGCAACATACGAAATAGCCAAGGCCAAGGCCAGCCTGCGTATCTCAGCTGAGAGTATGGAAAAACTTACGGTTGGAGAGTTGGCAAACAGATCACTTGTGGAAACACAAAACGAGTACTTAGCGCACTTGATCACAGAAAACAGGCACGAAACCGTCAAAGCAGCTCTGCGAGCCAGTCAATCAAGACTGGACGCCCTGAGAACCTTAATGACCAGCCTTCGGGTAGCAGGGGGCTAAAACCCAATGATTGTAAAGGGAATAAACAATGCTTGCTTGTCCGACGGTAGGACGCTATGTTGTTGAGACAAGGCAAACAGCCTTGAATCCTGAGGGAGGATGCAATGAAAACGTTTACACAATTACAAAAACAGTATGACCAAGCACAAAAAGAACTGTACGACTACATGGAGGACATACGGGCTAACTACATAGGTGGATTGACCGTAATGACACCGACACAAAGTGCGATTCTAAATCGTCTTTACGAAAAGGTAAATGAAACGTCAAGCCTGATTATGTCACACCCAATTATTAACTTAGAGACAATCAGCTGAGAAACCAGAGGAAAACTAATGCACGTAATAGCAAAAACAGATGAGCTCACCCGACAAGAATGGCTTGACCTACGAAGGACTGGCATAGGTGGATCGGACGCAGGGACTATCCTGGGCGTCAATTCATACTCCAGCCCGTACTCGCTATGGGCAAACAAGACTGGGCTGGTGGACGACAACTTCTCGGGCAACGCAGCAACCGACTGGGGTAACCGGCTAGAGCGACCAATTGCAGAAGCCTTTGCAAAACAATCACATTGTGCGGTAGTGGAGTGGCCTGTAATGCTACAAGGGAAACACCGATGGGAATTAGCCAACGTTGACTTCTTCATAGTGGAGCCATCAGAGCTTTACCCAGCTGGAGCCGTAACCATGGCTACAGAAGAGCCAGCCAACATAAGCGCCATTCTGGAATGCAAGACCACGGGCATTGTGGGAATTGGTAACGCTAGGGGATGGGATAACAACTCAGTCCCGGCCAGTTATTATTGGCAGGGAGCGCACTACGCCCTGGTGACTGGCATCAGCCACGTGTACTTTGCCTGCCTCATTGGAGGTCAAGGGATTGTAGTTAGATCCAGGGACTACACCCCCGAGTGCTTAGCAGGGCTTAGGGATGCAGAGACAGCATTCTGGGATTATGTAGAAAAAAAAGACCTCCCGCCAGACGCCCTGTCAGGACACGACGCAGACTTTGACACGCTGAAGGCGGTATACCCATCATCAGAACCTGGAGTGATTGTAGAGGCAGACGAATTTATCAAAGACCTGGTGTACGAATACACAGAAGCCAAAGCATGCCTAGACGAAGCCCAAGCCGACGTGGATACAATCAAGGCGCAGCTGCTTATAGCCGTGGGAGAGGCAGAAGCCGTAGAGCACAATGGAGCAACCCTCTACACCTACAAATCCAACAAAAATGGCGTAAAGTTTGACGAAAAGAAATTCAAGGAAGAATACCCTGAACTATGGGAACAATTCTGTACAGAACGAAAAGGCGCTCGAGTGCTAAGAATTAAGGGAGAATGATGACTGAAGCTGAACGCCAAGCACTACGAGACAAGCATCAAATGAACAACAAACGGTATTGCACCTTTTGTTATGAAAGATTACCATTTGGAATCGACAGGGGTTTAACAGGTACTCCGTACCCCTGCGACGTAATCAAGGTGCTGGACGCAACCGAAATGTGGTACAAGAACTAATGTGGTCCTGGGTGCTGGCAGCTATAGGATCAACTGGCCTGTTCTTTGTAGGCGAGAAGAAGATTAGAGGCTGGTTTATCCTTTGCGTCAACGAAGGTGTATGGGTTGTGTATGCCATACACACACACCAGTACGGCTTCATTGCCTACAGCGCCTTGTATCTCATTATGTATTACAAAGCAATCAAAAACTGGAAGTGAGTTCTATGTCTTATCTTATTATTGGGTTAATTTGGGCTATCGGTGTTGTTACTGGAGCGATTCTTATGCTTATTTGGGACATGATTAAATGAGTACCTTTTCAACAATAATTACCCTTGTCTGCATTTGGATTCTGGCGTGGATGGCTATCAAAGCATGACCGTAGTAGCTGGACTGGTAACGCCTGAAGGGGCATGGATAGGGGCAGACAGCCTCAGTTCCACCGACGACGGCCTTGCCTCGCTCATAGCCACGCCTAAGGTAGGCAGGTTTGGCAACATGCTCCTGGGCTATAGCGGCAGCTTCAAAGTGGGTCAAATGTACTTCAAGGTGGCAAGCAAGGCACACAACCCCACCCTCGAGCAATTACTTGAAAGCGTCAAAATGCCTGACGACTTAAAAGACGACTGGGAGCTGATAGCCATAGAGCATGGAAGGCTGTACGAAATCAGTTCTAACAGTGGTGCGCTCGAAGCAAGAAAAGACTCAGAAGGCTATTGCTACGGAGCAATAGGCTCAGGCGCAGCTCCAGCGCTTGGATCATTATTTACCGACCACGAAGACGAAGGAAGCGTCTATCAAGCACTTGAAGCAGCTGCAATGCATACAACAAACGTGCGCTCACCATTCTTGGTGCTAAGTTTGTAACCACGTCAATCATTAACTATTGCAAGGTGTTACCAAATATGCTATTATTAACTGTTACTATTGGCGCAGTGTGTCCAATAAGAAAACGTATAGGGGAATCATGAACGTAGAAATCGTTCCAATTTCATCACTAACGCCAGACCCACTCAACGCTCGAAAACACAATAAGCGCAATTTAGACGCCATCAAAGCGAGCCTCTCGAAGTTTGGTCAACGTAAGCCCATAGTGGTAACCCACGAAGGCACAGTGATAGCCGGTAACGGCACACTCGAAGCAGCAATCTCCCTGGGATGGGACGACATCTCTATCGCCAGGTCGCCAGAAGACTGGGACGAAAACACAGTCCGGGCCTACGCTCTCGCAGACAACCAGACCGGCGCACTAGCCGAATGGGACGAAACAATACTAAATGCAGCTCTAGAGGAACTAACCTCAGACGGCTGGGACATCGCTGAGCTGGGGTTTGACGACCTCAAGATGGATGAAGTGGAACCGCTTAACGGCGAACTTGATGATGTTCCACCTCCTCCGGAAACGCCCAAATCCCAACTCGGCGACATTTGGATCCTGGGCAAGCACCGACTGGTCTGCGGCGACGCAACCAACCTCAAAGATGTAGACATGCTCATGGACGGCAAGAAAGCCGACATGGTGTGGACAGACCCTCCATACAACGTGGCAGTAAGCGGATTCGCTGGAACCATTATGAACGACAACATGGCCAGGGCAGACTTCCGAAACTTTCTAAAAGGCTTTTACAGCTCATTCTTCCAGGTAATGAAAGACGGGGCAGTCATCTACGTAGCCCACGGGGAAAGCGAACGAGACGCCTTTACAGAGGAATTCACAGGGGCAGGCTTTAAACTAAGCCAAGTCCTCATTTGGGTAAAAAACTCAGCCACATTCAGCCGCCAAGACTTCAACTGGAAGCACGAACCAATCCTGTATGGATGGAAGGAAGGCTCAGGCCACTTCTTCTGTGGAGACTTCACCAGAACAACGGTGATAGACGACGACATTCCACTAGAGGGAATGAGCAACGAAGAGCTGATCCAAGTCATCAAAGACCTCAAAGACGACTTCTCTACTGTCATCAGGGAAAACAGACCAACCAAGTCAGCCCTACACCCTACGATGAAACCAATCGAATTGGTCGAGAAGATGATTGTCTGGTCCTCAAAGACCCACGAAATAGTCCTAGACCTATTTGGAGGCTCAGGCTCAACCCTGATAGCAGCTCACAAAGCCAATCGAGTCGCCTACATTATGGAACTAGACCCACGCTACGCAGACGTAATCTGCAAGCGCTTCCAGACCCTCACAGGCATAATGCCAATTCTCGAGCAAACAGGTGAAGAACATGACTTTGCTTCCTAACACCATACCGTCCTAACAATGGCCAGATACGAACGAACCGAAGAGCAAGCCAACCTGGACACAGAAGCACTAACGCTCAGGTCCAGAGGCTACAAGTACCAGCAAATTGCAGACCAGATGGGGTGCTCCAAGCCAACGGCATACGCCAGGGTTCAACGAGCACTAGCAGCCATCCCTGCGGAAGCCGTGGAAGAGTACAGAAGGCTAGAAGGCGACCGCCTCGACACCCTGCTCAACATAGCCATGTACGAAGCACAGACAAGAAAATCCATGTACGCCATCGACCGGGTGCTTTCAATCATGGAACGACGAGCCAAGCTCATGGGACTAGACGCTCCGACCAGGACCGAAGTCATCAGTTATGATCACATCACGGCAGAAATCATGCGACTAGAGCGTGAACTAGGGGTGCAAGATGCAGACGATAGACAAGATTCAGAAGCAGAAGAAGTTAGCGGAGCTCAAGAAGTATAAAGACCTGCTGGACAAAGAGCGAGAAGCAGACGCCCTCCAGGCAATAGACGACTTAAAAAACAGTCGATACAGGAAACTAGCCCGACCAAATCAGTTGCCCCCAGAAGGTTCATGGCGCATATGGCTAGTAATTAGCGGCCGTGGGTTTGGCAAAACCTTTCTTGGATCCGGTTGGTTAGCAGAGCAAGCTCGCACCTACGCCAACACAGAATGGGCAATCGTCGCCCCAACCTTCACAGACGTGCGTCGTACCTGCGTAGAAGGCCCTTCCGGGCTCTTAAAGGCTATAGACCTAGACAAGTCCAAGGGTGACTTCTATAACCGCAGTAACGGCCAAATAAGCCTCTCCAATGGCTCACGCATCCACCTGGTGTCGGCAGACGAACCAGACCGTGCCAGAGGGCTAAACCTCAGTGGGGCATGGCTAGACGAGATGAGCTCGTTTCGATACGAGGAAATCTGGACAGAAGGACTCGCCCCAGCACTACGAATTGGCGACCCAAAAGTTGTGATCACCACAACTCCAAGGCCAACCAAGCTGATCAAAGAGTTTGTCAGTCGAGACGACGGCTCAGTAGTAGTAACCAGAGGCTCAACCTTCGACAACGCAGCCAACCTCTCAGAAGCAGCCTTGGCAGAACTTAAGTCCCGATACGAAGGCACACGCCTAGGACGACAGGAACTGTATGGGGAGCTCCTACTCGACACCCCCGGCGCTCTATTTACCCAAGGCAACATCGACAACAGTCGAGTCAAGACATACACAGACTTCACCAGAGTGGTCGTAGCAGTAGACCCAGCCGTGACCTCAAACGAAGACAGCGACATGACAGGAATTGTTGTGTGCGGCATCGGAGCAGATGGACGCTTCTACGTCATCGCCGACCGCAGCTGCAAGGACACCCCACTGGGCTGGTCAAGACGGGTCAACCAAGCCTACGAAGACTACGACGCCAACCTAGTGATTGTAGAGAAAAACCAGGGCGGTGACTTCATCGAGACCACCCTAAAACAAGTCAACCCTCACATGGCAGTGTCAGGAATTACAGCTCGTTTGGGAAAAAGGCTTCGAGCAGAGCCAGTCGCATCCCTCTACGAACAAGGTCGAGTATCACACATCGGAACCTTCGAAGCATTGGAAGAACAGATGGTCTCATGGCTACCTGATTCAGGGGAAAGCCCAGACCGCCTCGACGCCCTCGTCCACGCCATTACATCACTAACAACACAGCTCAGTAAGTTCGACTTAGCATTCTCAGGCGCATCAACAGCATGCCCCAAGTGCGGCGCAACAAATCTAAAGACGGACCTGTCGTGTAAGGTTTGTTACCATAAGTTCAATCCAGCAACCGAACAACGCATCAACAGTCTCAATGCTGGCTTCCCACAATTCCAAAAGAGGTAGAAGTGGCTCTATTCAGCCGAAAAGACAAGACCGCCGACATTGTCAAAGGCGTAATGGATGAACTCAACAAGGCAGGAAACATTGCCGCACAGCTCCAGTCAGGGCAGATCCAAGGCTCACCAGTGCAAACGGGCGTCCCAGTCATGGCCCAGCAAGTAGTAGCTGCAACACCCCTAATTCGACCACAGTCACAATTCGGTGCCGCATTCAACCCAGGCACCCCACTCTTCCCAGGGGCCATCGACCCAGTTAACCCAATAACCGGTCGAGCTGAACCACGCATCACTCAGTACCAAGTAGCTGAGAACTTAATGATTACCCAGGAACCAGCGCCATTTGGCAAGCTGGAATGGGCAGCTCGCAACGTAGATATCATCTCACGCTGCATCACAATTCGCATTGACGACATCACCAAGATGTCCTGGGCCTTCGATGTAGCAGACGACACCATCGCAGAAATCATGGCAGAAGAAAACTGCTCACACGCCAAGGCTGCAACAATCGCCCGTGATAAGTACGGAAAACAAATTGCAGAAATGACAGAGGCATGGGAAGACCCATACCCTCTCCAGAACAAGACATGGCGCTCATGGATTAGCCAAGCTCTCTGGGATTATTTCGTATATGACGAAGTTGTGGTTTATCCCAACTACACCCTCGGCGGCAAATGTTTCGGCTTTGACATTGTAGATCCGAGCACAATTAAGATATTGCGTGACGACAAAGGTCGTGTGCCTCAGTATCCTATGCCAGCATTTCAACAGATTCTTTGGGGTTAC